GTGCTATTTCAGCTGTTAAAAATAAACCAGCTTGCAAAATATGTCTTGTAGCAGTGTTACTGTTAGCAGCAGCTAATTTTTGAACGCCAACCAAAGCGTTTTTATCTGGCATACTACCATCTCTAGCTTCGTTTAATCCAGTTACATCTCTTATCATTTGCAAATAATAATTGTAATTATTAATTAAACTTTGCATTTTAGCACCACCATTACTAGAGCTTATTTCTTGAATAGGTACTTTACCTGGATTCATATCACCTTCACTTGTAAATGATCTACCTATAATACTACCAGTTTGAAAAAACATGTTTAACGCTTCTTGTGGATTGTAATTAGTACCATTACCCAAATCAACCTCTGCTAATCCATCCGCATCTAAATAAACGCCATCTGGTATCATACGTGATAACACTTGTTGCAACTTTAAGTGTGTTAATTGAATCATATCAGCAAAACCTGTAATTCTTTTTACTAAAGAATCTATTTGACCATCATACATTCTAGGTGCAACAATAGCGTAGTTCATTTTAACTTTAGTGTAATCACTTTTAGGCCGCATCATATTTGTTGACATTTCCCACTTAAGTAGTTTATCAGTACCTAAAATTTTAGCGCCTTCATATAAACACTCTATAGATCTTAACAACCTAGAATAACCACCCTCTTTGTCTTGGGGTGGATCATAAGTATCGTCTCTTGGTATTATTTTATCTGCACCAGTTGCGGTTTCTTTTAACTTGTAAACTTCATTCATATAAGTTTTATAATTAAAATATAAAACTTGAATAGTATTATTATCTTCTTTATCTACAGAATATCTAGTGTTGTAATTATTTTTACTTGAATATTTATTTTTCATTATATCTTCAAGTTCACCTTCTGTTAAATGGGGAAATTGTTTGGCTAATTCATTTACCGGGATAGATTTAACTTCACCAACATAATATATATCGTCAAAGTAAGGGGAATCTGTATAAGAGTATACAAGATTAGCGGGATCAACATAACTTATTGTAGCTCCTTCTGAAGTGTTAAAATCTGTTTTAACAGCACCAATACCTAAAACTGTTAAATCATAATAAAATCTTTTCTTTGTGAGCTCATACTTATTGCCATCAAATAATATATTTAATGCCTGCTCTTCAGCTAACTCTATAGATTGTTTATAAGTCAACTGCATATGAAGTTGTAATTCTTGGCTTGTTTCTGGTAGTTCTATATTTTTATTTTTCCTAGCATCTATACCTACATTTTCTATCATCGCCGCATCAAACTGCTTTAACTGCATGTCAGTTAACAATGATTGCATGTAATTGGTTCTTTGTTTAACACTGAACGGATCTTGAGAGTAAGCTTTTATATCATAAGTTCTTTCAGCTATACCATTTACAACTATATCTACAAATTTAGGAATAATTGGAACCGGTTTCCAATCTAAATTTAAATAGGACAAATCACCATTAATAGATAACTCATCCTTATATTTTTGTATAGATTGCTCACCTCTTGCGTACAATCTTAATTTATGAAAATTATTATAGTTATTTTTATATTTACTAAGTGATTTATTATCATTAAACCATTCGGTTTCTATAGCTTTTGCTACTTTCAAACCGTAATCGTAACTCAACTTTTCAGCATCACTAACCGTTTGACTAGGAAAATAACTTTTAATGCCAGACTCTGCCATATTTATTGTTTAATTATTTTACTCATATCACCTCTATTTTCGTATTTAGCAATATTTATATTTAGTTTTGGTTTTTTTATTTTTGCGTTTGGAGCATATAAATGTCTATTGTTTGCCATTATAGCTAGACCTGAACTTATTGACGCATCAAACTTTGTACGTTTAGTTATATCAAATCTACTCCAATCATTTAGAGTTGTATTAAAATACATACTTCCAAAAGTTCCATCTTGCTTCATACCAACATGATCTTGTATATACATCTCTATTGCGGCTGCATGAGCTTGTTTTATATCTTCGCTGGAGTTTGGAATACCCCCAACTTCTTTTTCTGCTACGGATAATTTGTTCCACACTTTATCCGGTCTATTCATACTAAATCCTCTATAACCTCTTCTTCTAAGGTAATAAAGTAATCTAGGTTTATTGTTCTCTGCGAGTATTGGCATGCCATAAAACACTAGTGCCATTAACACATCTTCAAAAAATATTTCAGCCGTAGGTGGTCTTGATAAGTATTCTAAAAAGAAGCTATTCGCAGGAGCGTCCTCCATACTAAACCTGGTTAAGCCGTGTAATGCTCCTTTAGATCCTTGTCCATCTACGGTTCCTGATATATCATAAGAATCGCAACCAAACGCTCCCATGTGTTCATTACCAGGATACTTTACACCATTTTTAAGAACCACTCTATTTTGTAATTGCTGAGATGGAACCCAGCTAATATTAAATCTACCTTGTTGATCTGGATAAAATATAACTTGACTATCTTTTACACCGTTAACCCATTGAAAATTACCTTTAGTAATTCCTAGGGTTCTTGTCATTTCTTCATTGTAGTCTATTTGCTCGTATATTTTAACTAAGTTAAATATACTTCCTTTTGCTTCGTCTCTAAATGCGTGTTCCGTAGTTTTAGGAAATTGTCTATAAAACTCGTTTAATGCGTCGTGATCTCCTTTTAAACCATCGGCTTCATTTTGCCAATGTTCAATTATACCTATATCTATTAATTCACCGTCTGGGCCGAGCACATCGATGTCAGGTGTATCAAATACTGGAACTCCGTACTCGTCAATAAATCCTTCGTAGGTCCATTCCATTGGGATAAACAAAGAATAGAGACCAGACTTTGTTTGACCATTTCTATTTCTTTTAGTGACATCGGATGCGTTGTATAATTTTTTAAAATTTTCTCCACCTTTATCTAATGAGTTTGAAGTCGAGCCCATCATACATTTACCTATAATTCTACTACCTAATCGTAAGCATGTTTTGGTTACTCTCCAGTTATTTAATATATTATCAGGTCTCTCCCATTTACCACTTTCATCGTGCACTAGTAGTGCTAGTTTTTCACCATCATAACTATTATCTCCAGTATTCTTCCAATCAATAGTTGTATCTAATCCTTCTAACTCTTCTAATTTTTCGTTAGTTGTTATTTTCTTTCTAGTAAACTTACTAGCTGGTACTCTATATGCTAACTCTGTCTTGGGTCGATCCATACCATCTTGAATCGGTTTAAAGAAAAAAGGATAGTTTATACTGATTGGCACAACTTTGTCAGTAAACATTTTCTTAGCATCAGCACCTGTTTTAGAAAGGATCCCATATCTACTATCACTTGCTAGAGTGGCTAAGTTAACTGTTTCTGCAGATGACATGAAGGAAAAGCCTGAACGTCTGTTCTTTAGATAGCACATTCCATAACATCTTTTATCAGCTTTACAAGCCTCCCAAAATATATAGAATAATCTATTTGCTTCTCTAAAGTCTGGAGCACCAACATCTATTTTGCTCCATTGTAGATACATGTAATGTGCACCCGTTATGTATGTTGCTTTACCCTTATTGTTAAACCAAAACCCCTCGTCTCTTCTTTTGAACTCTTCATCTATAAAATCATACCACTGTTCTTTGTTTTCGTCAGGATAGTTTCTCCAATCAAATATATTTTTTAACCTACTTAATTCTTTTGGAGGATCAATCCTTACCCATTTCCGTTTTTTGTGCACGTACACCCCTTGCACTGGTTCCAACGGCAAGCCAATTCGCAAGTTTTGGATTTCAACCACTTTACCGATTTTTCCAGTTTTAGAGATAACGACGATATCATGTTCTTTATTGTATCCATATTTCCATTTTTTACCTTTATTCATACGAGTTATAGTCGTACGTTTAATAGGTTCGATTATTTTAACTAATGTTTGTTCGTAACTCATTTCGATCTTCCTTCTGCGAATCCTTTAAATACTCTTTCCTTTTTTTCTTCAGGATCTTTGCCCTCAAGTAAGTTTTCTTCTTCTTGTATTCTATTGAGTATTTCAAATGCGTCAAATATAGCTAGTTTTTTAGTAGCTGCCGCATTCTTTAATCTATCCGCTGATATATCGTCGTCTGAATCTACAATAGGTTCTTTAGCGACTTTAATCAGTTCATCAACTGCTTTTTGCCCAGCTTGGATTATATTCTTCTTCGTCTCCTTGATATTCATATTTAATTGTAATAAAATTAGATAAAACTCTATATAGCCTTTCGCTATCAACAATGAATTCATATTCGCTATTTGGCGTAAAGCCAACTAAGTCATTAGCTTTTACACTACCATCTGTGTACTTAACAATTCCTTGTAAAGGTTTTTCAGATTCAATATTAAACTGGTTTATAGCTTTTAAAGGTTTAACAAAACAATATCCTTTTGGGGCTATCCACTTGTCTTTTCTTTTGTATAAAAATATTTGATCGTAATTTATAAAATAAGTATTTTCGTTAAAATAACTTTTACTATTTTTTTCAACACCTTTTATGTCGTGCCATCTTCTAAAGACATTGTGATGAACAATAACCGTATCACCTACTCTTATATCTGTATCACCAATTATCGGTGTTGACACAACAACAGCTTTTCTATTTACATATTGATGATTAAAAATTTCAGTGTTTAAAATTAATTCACCACCGTCTAGTTTTTTAGTATTGTTATATCTTTCTCCTATTGGCGTTACAACAAAGTTGTAAACACTTTTCACTGAGTTTTTCTTTTACTTTTTGACGATCTACTCTGTCCTCTTTCTTGGTATTTTTTTTGCTTTGAATAACCTCCAGGATATTGTTTAGTTTTAAAAACATTTTTAATGTTTTGGATTACTGTTCCAAAAAATCCTTTTTTATCTGGATTGTTGCCAGATTTTAATTTAAACAGTCCACTCATAATTTTAATATTCTAAGTTATATTCTACAGATACTGCCATGTTTTTGTTAAAGTCTTTCCAAGGTAATACGTCTTTACCTTTTTTAATATAAATAGAAAACTTATCTTCTTCTTCTATTATATCACAAATAGTATGTCCACCATAAACTTCTTGACCAACAGCATAATGCATGGCATCGTTTTTATAATCTTTACCTACACTAATCTTTCTTATTAACTTCGCCATTTTCTTTTGGGTAATTTATAGTTCCGTCTTCAATATTAATATCAAACGTACCGTATTCTTTTTGAAATTCCTCTTGTAATTTAGCTAATTGTTCTCTTATCGTAAAAGTATTATGTAGTAACTCGTGTTTTCTAGATTCCATTTGCCCAATTTCTAATTGAGATCTATTAAGGTTACTTACTGTTTGTTGAACTTGTTTTAACTGTTCTACAGTTATTTTTTCTGCTTTCGGAGTTAAGTCTATTACTTTCTCCGTTTTCGGTGTTTTTCTTTTTGCCATTTTATTTAATTTAAGTTAATTGTTGTTGTTTATTTATTTTTCGAATGATAATATTATTGTTATAGGTTTTATATTATACAAATCTTTATCTACAGCGCTAACACTAGCTGCGTTTTCTTCTAACACAATATTAGTAGCGTCAGTAATTGATTTAATAGTACCTATAAGTTGATCATTTTCGTCATGCAGTATATCCCCTACGTCAAAACAAGTTAAAGCCGATGTAGTTTTAACTACTAAAGCTGAAGTACTAGTAGCTGTTTCTGTGGCAACTTGTACGGTTGATGCGTAATTTGGTCCACCCGCTACACCAAGTCCTGCTATATACAATTTATCATACCCTACATTTGTCCCGCTATCAGGTTCGCCAGTTAAACACGGCTGGACAACTTCTCCGTGAGCTGTTCCAGTTCTACCAATACTACCTACAGATACGTTATCTAATCCATGATAAAAATCTCCAGCGCCTATAGTAAACGCTCCTATAAGATCATTATAATAACCGGTGCCATCAGCTCCACCGTTTAAAGTTCCTAATGACGCTGGGGCATTACCATTTCTACTTTTAGCAAAATGATAATCAAGTTGAAAATCTTGTCTAGCGCCATTTGTACCACGCGATACTACAACCGCGTCTATAAGTTTATTCGTACCTTTAGGTACATCAAACGCTGTCCAATCAAAAACAAGATCATCTGTAGCGAATGCTCCGAGAGCTTGCTTGCTAGCTGTTATTGTAGGTTTTACTTCTACTGTGAAATATTTTCCCATAATTTTATTTTTTTACTTTTTCTAGTGATCGCCCGCCAAAATAAGCACCGATCACGGTTATTAATACTAGTTGTAATAGATCCACCCATGAAGCCTTAACTTCAAAATGTATAACACCAGCATCGATAAATATTAACAATACTGTTGATACACATAGAAATATTAAAACTAGTGGTCTTATGTTTTTACTTAACCACGAGTCAGATGCCATATCAACTTTCCATCTTTCAGTTACTTGCTTTTGCATTTCCGCCTCATAACCCATGACCATATCTTTTATCTTTCTTTCCGCCTCAAGTTTTTCTTCTTTAGACGTATGTAAGTTATCTATAACTCCACCTACATTTTTTATTAGTTCTCCAGCTCCTGCTGAAAATATTTTATTTAACATATTATTTTATATTACTGGATTATCTCCATTATTAGCCTCGTGCTCCCAAGGAAACTCGCCATGACCAGCTTCTTTCCATTGCCCATCTACCTTAATCATATCTACACCGTTTCTAGTTTCTCTAGCAAACTTTTCTCCATTATACATTATATAATCATCTGTATAAGCAAGTTTACCTATTTTCATATCAGTAGCGTGTCGCATTTCATGGTTGATTACTTGTTTTTCTTCAAAGCTTCCAGGAACTATATTTTTGTTAATATAAATAGATCCATCCATATTTGCCTCACCCATTACGCCTGGTGCTAAATTTTTTCTTATTATAGGTGTTCCAGGAATAGACACATCTGGATCACCAGACTCTCTATGAAAACGAAGTTTATTTTTTATCTCTCCGCTAGACATATAATTACCTCTTTCTGTTCCTAGTTTAAATCCCATTATCTATCTTTATCTTTAATCATATCATCTATAGCTTTATTGTAAACTTTATCTGTATATGATTTGTTATTATAAAAAACACTTCTTTCTGATGTAGGTAAATCTTCTTCACCTAAAAGTATTCTGTAAATTCTACTTATCATTTGAGAGCATTTCCACGAGGTTTTAAATACAGAGTACATTATAGTAGTTCTATTACGATGTCTCCAAGTATCTATCCAACCATCTCTTCTTAA